CGGGTATTGCGTCGTCGGTTGCTCGGCCTTGAGTTGCGAGATGTCCCATCCCTCGGGCAGCGTCGTGAGCGTTCGCTTGCTGATCTCAAGCGCCGCAAAGGCGTCGACCTCGTCGACCTCGGCGGCCGGGCTGTTCGAGTGGATGAACGCCGCGAGGTCGGCCGCCGTCTCCGCCGCTGCGATCACCGCTTCGGTGTAGCGGCGGAGTTGACCGAAGAGCTTCAGCGCCGGGGCCACCTCGGGCACGCCGCGATTTTGGCCCGGCCGCGATGGCTTGAACCAATGCACCATCTGGCCCGCCGGCACCCGCTGAAACTGAAGGTTGTTGATACGGAAGTTTGAGCCGGGGTGGAAGTTCAGCACTTGGTAGGCGATGACGTTTCCCACCTCGTCGAACTCCAGGCCGTCGACCGTGTTGCCCTCGGGCGTGATCGTCTGCCGCATCAGCTCGGTCGGCGTGGCAACCATCTCAGCCTCGACGAGCCGGAGGTCGAGTTGCACGCCCGCGAGGCGCGGGTTGTTCACCATGAGGGCGAAGGCTTCGCCGTCCACGACGAGCGCCTCGCGCATCGTGCGGAGTTTGGCCGGCAGATCGACCAGCCAGCCCCAGTCGAAGAACAGCCGCTCCACCTGGCGGGCGGCGTCATCATCGCCAATGTCGAGTTGGAGCCGGGGGCCGGTGCCGATCAAGTCATTGGCGAGCGTGCCCGAGATGCCGGCGAGGTACGAGTTGTTCGCCCGCTCGTAGCGTGCCCGGTTGCGAAGCGTGCGGCGGACGCTGGGAGAGAGGGCCGCGTCGGCCGCGAAGGCATCGGCGTTGCTCCAGTGGCGGTAATCGTCGCCACGCTCGGCGGCGTCGTACTTTGCACGCACCACCGGAACCGCCGCGGGGCGGGGCGTCTGCCGGCCTCGGAATAGGTCGAGAAACGCCACCTAGATCGTTCCCGGCGGGATGATGCGATTGAACCGGAGGCCGCGGCTCTTGCTCGACGCTGCCGCCTTGGCCGCGAGGTGCTTGTCTGCCTCAATGATGTCGACGAGGTCGTGCGCCTCGACCTCGCCAGCGTCGGTGCGGACCCTCTTCGGGCCGACGGCCGCTTCGGCGAGCTTGTTGGAGACTTCGTCGCTCATTGCTGCGACGGTAGGGCAAAAGCCCCTAGAGACCGTAGGGGGTGTCGCCGGCTATGCGGCCACCCAGTCGCTACCCTGCCTGCGGTAGCGATGCACCTCGGCGAAGCAGAGACGCCGCGCGATCATCTCGGTCGACTCAGAGAACACTTGCAGAATGCGGCCACGCTCCAAGACGCCGGCCGCCACCAAGGCCGCCGATAGCGCCGAGGCTATGCCCCGACCGCGATGTCGCTCATCGGTGAACATCTCAAGCGTCTGCGAGCCCTGCCAGATGTGCGAGGAGGCCCAGCCCGCGAGGGCACCGTCGGCGTGCCAGAGGGCAATAGGGGCGCAACTCGACGCCTCCCCGTTCATCACGCCGATTATCTCGCGTTGGAAGTCCGAGCCCTGCCGGCAGAGGCGGCGCGCGATGGCGACACAGTCCGACGGGTCGAGCCCGTCCACGGTTGCGATTGTGATTTGGTTCATGTCTTGAGCCTCGTCACCGTGATAACACGTTTCCCGTCTGGACCGGCGGGGATAGAGACCTTACGCCGCTGGCGGCCGCCAGCCTCGGTGGCGATCGGATGGACGCCGGCGATGCTTGCGGCGACGGCCGAGCCGACCAGGCAGTCGAGCCAGTGGTTGTCGCGACCAGCCATTTTCCATTCATCCACGACCCGGCCGCGGGCCTCGGTGCGGACCGGGTATTCGCTGGTTAGATGCTCGAAGAGGAGGTCGTGCTCACCGGCGTGGAAGGCGATCGACTCAGGGTCGCCCATCGCCAACCGCAGCCGCGCCGCGACAAACGTCTTGTAGAAATTCGTGTCGTAGAGGACCGACCGCTGTCCTTCGCTGATCTGGCCGATCTTCCACGCCAGGCCGATCCGGTCGCCGCGCCCCTTCTTCTCGCCGATGGGTTGCGAGCTCGCACCGATACCTTTGCCGTGGCTCGGCAGGATGGCACCGGCAAACGGCGTGCGGCGGCAAAAGGTGCGGACGGTTCCGGTGCTCTGCCCCCAGTTGGCGTCGATCAAGAGTTGGGAGATCCGCATGGCCGCCCCGTCCTCCCGCGTCCAGTCGCGACCGAGGAGGAGTTTCGCCACCTGCTCCAACCCGGCACTCAACGCCGCCTCAAACCCGGCACCCTTGGCCGCCTGGGCGAGCGTCCGCTTGGCGTGCTTGGCCTCAAAAAACGTGGACGCCTGGTCGGGGTAGCACCCGTAGGCCACGACGTGCCCGCCGAAACTTTGGTTCCACGAAGCCACCAGCCAGAAGAGGAGCTTCTCTTGCACGTCCACGAACGCCGTGAGCGTCTGGTGGTCAAGTGGGATTTTCCCACGCTCTAAGGTCGTGGCCCGTAGGGCGAGGCTGCGCTTGTCGAGTTTGTCGCTGGCGATGTCGTCGGCGATCGGTTGGTTTTGGTACTCCGCCAGAAACGCCGACTCGCCGCGGTCGATGCGGAGATTCCATGCGTGCTGGATCGCGGAGAGCTCGTCGTCGTTGCGACGCTCGGGCCACGCAACGCGCGACCCGGCGTCCATGGCGGCTTGGTTTGCTCGGTAATGCTCATGGGCTGCCGCGGTGCCCGTGCCGTTGCGTTGCCCCTCGCGGCGGAGCTCGGCGTATTGGCTCCAAAGATCCTCGGCCGTCGGCCAGTCGTAGACGAGCCGCGTCCGCTCGCCCTGCCACGCCGGATGCTTGGCCCGGTCGAGCAAGCGGTCGGCCAGATCGTCGGGCCGGATGACCGTGATCGTGGCGAGGCCGCTAATCTTCGCGCCCGGCCCGGCGAGGCCGAGGATCGCACCGGAGAGGATTCGCTCGCGGGTGAAACACTGCGACGGCGAGCCGGCCGACTCGTCGGTCTGCGGGTCGTCGATGAGCACGAGCGACGGGCGCACGGTCTTTCCGTCTGCCCGAATGTGCTGGGCTCCTCGGATGCGTCCGGTGATCCCGGCCACCCGCACGGCGGCGCCGGCCGACGGGGCGCCGGGGATCCACGCCAACGTGATCTGGTCGGCGGTCCATTCGAGTTGCGTCGGCTGCCCGTTGTAGGTCTGCCCCTTGGCTCGCTGGCTGATCCGCTCGAGAGCCCGAATTGGGTAGCACGCGGCCGGAAAGTCCTCGAGCAGCAAATCGTTTGTCTCGAGGTGTACCTTGATCACGTCGAGCATCTGGCAGGCGATCGCCTGGTCGGCACCGACGAGCATCACAAACGGCCGATGGCCGCAGAGCACCGACCAGAGGCAGGCCCAGATACACAGCGTCGACTTGCCGGAGCCGCGCGGCATCGCGAAGGCGAAGAGCTCGCCACGCAAGACGGACGCCTCAATCTTGGAAATCGCCGTCAGGTGGTCGGGCGACCATGCGAGCGGAAAAGATTCCTGCCCGTACGTCTCGCAGAATTGCCGGAAGTTTCTCAGGCAGGCGTCGCGGCGTTTCGGGTCGACCACGCCGGGAAGCTCGCCGATGTCGCGGGCCGTCGTGGTGATCGACCGCGAACGCTTGCCGGCGTCCGCCTTCTGGCGGTCGTAGCGGTCGCGAGCCTGGTTTTCGCGGAGCGTCCGGTCGGAGGTGCGTGCCATGCGGAAAAACGCCGTGATTTGTAACGCCGCAAGCGTAAAAGGCTTGTTTTCTAGGGAAACTCAACCGCCAGCCAACCGCCCGTGGTCAAAAACAGTTTGAAAACAAGGTCGCTCTCCGGTGAGGCTTCCGTCGATTTCGGCCGGGAGAACCTAGTCGCAAGGCGTGCGTTTGTGCCTATTTTCCTAGTCTTATTCGCTCTCGACGTGCGTTTTGCCCTTGTTTTCTAGGCGTTTTCGTGCGCCTTCGTCAATGAACCTGCCAAGGTCGCTTGTACGCACGATCACGACGCTTTCGCGCCTGTTGCACTTGTGCCACACCATCGGAACTTTGCCGTCTGGTGCGTCGCTACACGCCTGCTCAATGGCTGCCCATAGCGAGAGCCTTTCGGTGCGTTTGGCCTCGACGTGAACGGCCACGCCTTCGAGCACCACGTCGGGCGAGTCTGGCCCGCCTTGGTACTGCACGCCCCTACGAGCGTCGCATCCAAACACAACGGCGAGCTCGGCCGCCGCCTCCCTTTCGCCTCTCTTGCCCTTCTGGCGTGACATACGGCCCATCAGGCGACCTCTGCGGCTTTGAGTTTGGCGAGCTCACGGCGGCGCGTGGCCTCGAACCGTGCGGCGTCGTCGCCTTGGAAGCCCGCGGCGGGCGGTTTGTCTTCATGCCTGCCGGCCGGCTTGGCGGCTTTCGGCTCGTCGTATGTGCCGGCTAAGACTTTCGCCACGAAGCCCTGTCCGACGAATTGCAGCATGGTGGGCGGTGTCTTGAAGAAACGGCAGCCCTTTAGACGCCCGATAGCCTCCAAGGCGGCAACGCCCCAGCCGGGCTCCGCAAGCCGCTCCGGCAGCCCGCTAGGTGGCTCTGCGGGTTTCCACGGCCTCCCCGGTCCGGCGTTCCACGCCGCCTGGAGTTCTCTCCACGAAACCTCGCGCGGAGGAGGAGGAATTTCTCCTCTTATCTCCTCTCTTCTGCGACGATCGGGCGTCGGACCTTCCGGCGCGTGAGCGTCGGAAGGGTCCGGGGGTCGTTTTCGGCCGGGATTCCGGTCTTCAAACGCCCGAGATCGGTCGGCCTGTTGGGCTCTTGACTTGGCCGCCTGGCTGAACCGGCGATCCCATCCAGGGACAGCAACGGTGGCGACCGTCTCGTCAATTTCCAACCAGCCGACGGACTCAACAGCCCGCCAGAAAGAAACATCACCACCGCACACCCGGCATAGCCGGGGCGGGGTCATTTTTGCCATTCCGTCCGCACAGTGCATCGAGGCCCACGACCAGAGGCGATAGAGGCGGTAGACAACCACTTCCACCGGCTCGCCCGTGATGTCGATGAGCTCTTGAACCTCGGGCTTGTCGGGGAGGCCGAGGTCGAGCGCGATCCATTCACCTGCCATGCCAGCCTCCTTGCTACTTAACCGATACGGAATTGGCTTGATCAGCTAAACAGTCGCCGTGACAGCGTTGGGGATAGCAATGGCAGACAAGGACTTTGCCGGCCAAATCTCCTACCTCAATGCGATTTGTGATTGACGGCTTGTGTGGCAAGTAGTGCCGCTCGTAGGCGTCGCACACCTCATCGCGGTCGCCGTCTTCGTCAAGCACAAACGGGTTGCCGTACCGCGTGCTGCGGTCGATGCGGACAGCCAGCCGGCTGTGTTCGGCCCATGCGATCAGGTTCTTGTCGGCCGATGCGTTGGCGACAACTGTCAAGCCACGCTCGACCTCTGCTTGGCGGTCGCGTTCGTCTTGCCGCCAATCGTCGGTAGGCTTCTTTGCGACCTCGCGTTTCGCGTCTTGAAGCGTTATCTTCCCGGCCTTTAGCCTCTCAAAGACTTCGGGTGCTTCCTGCTTTACCTTCTTAGCGTCCTGAACATACCGCTCGCCGACGCCGACAGACTTTGCGGCTTCGTGCCGTGACCTTGCCTTTTCAATAGGTGGCAACTTTGCCACCTTTTGAGCAGTAGCCTGCGGCTGGTTTCTTTTCGCCTGCTCTGCCTGCCTTCGCTTTGCATCGGCCGCAAAGTACGGCTCAAGCTCTGCCGCAACGGCCGCGAGCGCCCCTTTGTTCATGTGACGCCGCCGGTCGTTCATTGCCACCGCAAACGCCGTCGGCTCGTCGCCTGTGTATTCCTTTGTCTTTGGCTCAACGCCTGCGATCTGGCAAGCCGCCCAGCGGTTGCGGCCGTCGAGAATCTTGCCATCGTACAGCCAGACAGGAACAAGCTGGCCGTTCTTCCGAATGTCGTCTGCAAGCTCGCGTAGCTTGTGTTCATCCATCATCGGCCATACATCAGCAATCGGATGGTGTTTCATCGTCCATGAATCCTTTCGTGACAGGCTCGGCACACGAGCAGGTAGTCGGTGTCTTGGTACTCCCAAGGCTCCAAGTCGGCGTCATACATCAAGTGGTGAACAGCAGTTGCTGCCCCGTCGAGGCCACACGCCTCGCACAAAGATCCGCGAGCGGCAAATAGGGCCATCCGCTTGGCCTTCCATCGTCGATCGAGCAGTTTCCGAGCATAGGTTGCAGGGTCGTTTTTTTTAGACGGTGAACGTGAACAACAACCCAGACATTACGCTTGTCCTTCGTGTTGCCGACAAGCAGCCACTTCGTGTAGTCGATGTCCTCAATCCGAAGATTGGTCCACAGTTGCGAAGTAGCCGAAGGATTCTTACGGATCCACTCGTAAGCTTCGTGGGCGCACAGTTGGTGGTCGTGCTTCTTGCCAGCATCGCTGCGCCACCAGATGTACGGCCGCTGTGGCGTTTCGCACTGGGCCATCACCCAGTCAGGCGACTCGTCAAAGTCGCGAACTTCCATCCCGTAGCCGATGCCGGTTGTGGCTTGGCGCACAAGGCCGACGCTCCTACGCTCCCGATTGAGAAAGTCGATCGGATCTTCGTTGCCGCAATCCAGACAGCACGATTCCAAGATCGACCGCTTCTCCACAGACGAATCGACTTTTCCTGAAACGTCAGCCCGCACAAGCTTCCAACTCTCGGCCCTGTTGTCTCCGGCGTTAACGTGAACTTCGCACGAGATCCGATCCCAAACCCTGATCCGATCCATCACGCCACCGAAGTCCGCATACACGCGGCACAGCCCGTGTTCATCTCCGAGAACGATTGCGCACTGAACGGCGCGTCCGTCGTTGGTCCTGTTAGGAGCGCCAATGCCAAGAACAATCCCGCGTATCGTCTCTCCGCTCATTCCGCCACCCTCCAAACCACCGCCCGCCGTCCGCTCTTCGTCTTCCGCTCGCCGGCCGCGATGACGCGGCCGTCTTCGACGAGCTCACCCCGGCGCGGCCTCACCGTGCTCGGGTTCATCGCCAGGCCGTCGGCGATCTCCTCGTCGGTGGCCCCGTCGGCCCGTCCCGCGAGGTAGGCGACGATCCGCCGATGATCGGCCGATTTCTTGCCGCGCGTCTGCGATGCCTTGGCGGCCTGGCTGGTCTCGGCAGTGGCCGCCTTAAAGAGCGGCATATCCGCACACCGCGTGATCACGTCGAGGTAGTAGTCGCTCATCGGAATCCTTTCCCGTGTATTGGCCGCGTCTCGTGCGGCATCCGGCGGCCTCACCCGTTGTGGAGGTAACGGGCGGCCGCTGCGGTGGTCTGTGCGTTACTCCCGCGGAACGACCCATGCGGCCGGTGAAGGCGGCCGGCTGTGCCCAGGGTGGGGCGGCTGTTTCATCTGCCAAGCCTTTCGAGTCTGGTAATGCGATCCTCCTCGGCCTGGATCGCATCGCGATCCCGGCGGCTGGTGTAGATGCCAGCGTCGACAATGAACGGCGACGGCGGCTCCGGCTTGGCCTCGGCCGGCGGCGCTTCGGCGTCGTCAACGCCCTCCGCGGACAGCCGGCGGCGGTAGTCCGCGTCGGTCTCGAAGTCTCTGCGGTATGTGGCACTAGAAGGGGATGTCATCGGTGACGTTCTCCTTGAATGCGGCGAGCGACTTGGCGGCCTCGCCGCGTGGCTTCTTGGCGGCCGGCTCGGCTGGCTGGATCGCCGGCTTGAACCCTCCGACGTTGACGAACGTGCCGCGGTCGGTCGCCCGGTGGTAGACGCGGGCCACCACCGTCTTGCCCTCTAGGTCGCCGGCCTCGATGGCGGCCATGAGCTCGCCCTTAGGGATGCTCAAAGCG